TTTATTTTCCATTTAACTCCAAACAAATCGGCTGTCATTATGGTCTGCTTTTCTCCCGATAAATACTTCATAAAGTATTTATCCCTTTTGATTCTTGCAATCAGTTCTTCAGCCTTTTTGTATGCCGCCTTCAGCTCTCCGGTGCTTGTAAACACCTCCGGATGTTCTTTTTTGAAAGAAGCTAAAGTCCCCTCTATGTAAGAGTCAACATAGCTTCCGACCATCATAGGCAAGCTCGGTGGTGGATTCCACCGCCCTGCAAGCTTTTCCATTGCCTCAAACTCGCAAGCCCTTTTTCCATAAGTTCCACAAAAATCCTTGTACTGGCTCACGGAAACATATTCCTTATTAGCTTCAGGCGAATAGTAGTTTTCATTGGTTAGCTTCATAAAATCACCTACTGAGTAATATCAAGAAATTCTGCTTCTTCAGCTTCAGGATGTTCCTGCTTTTCAATCTGTTCCGGTTTGTTTTCAAACGGATCCTCGGCGGCAATAACATCAGGCTGATTATCTCCGTACTCACCTTCTCCTTCTTCATCAAAGTCCTTTTGGTCATCAACAATCGCTTTTTGCATCTCTACCGACAAGATTCCCCATTTGCTGAGAAGCATTTTGATAACTGTTTTCTTTGCCATCGCATCAAAGTCAGTCGTCCATTTACTGCTTTGCTTATTATCGTTAAGGTCGTACCGGTAAGATTGGGAATATTTCTTGGCATGGTTCTCGACCTCTTTCTTGCTCATAAACAGCTCTTTTGTGAAGCCGGATGTAAGCTTGAACCATCCGTAATACCCGACAATTTTTTCTGTATCTCCTGCTTCTCTTTGACTGGTTTGAGAAAAATCCTTTACAAACTGGCACTCTCCGGTTATGGGGTTATAGGACAGCAGTTCATCCTCATAAACCTCTGAACAATTCATTTTTTCATACTGGCCTGTTCTAATAGCCAACTGAATAAAGCCTTTGTACATCATTTGAAACTGTGCAAGGTCTTTCTTTATCCATTGCCCGGTCTGCTTATCCTTAAATGTTCGCTTGTATGGCACGAGTGCCGCAAAACCAAGATTGCTGTCTATCGGCAAGTCAAATGATGCCGCAACAAAGGATGCCGCCATGATACTATTTGCATCGCACACCTTTAATTGGGGAGATGCTGATACCACATTTGCGATAGATGCCATGAATTGTGGGGCTTTTTTCCCAAGAACCTCTTGGAATCTCTTTTTTACAGCATCATCATTCAGCAATCCCTTAATTTGTGCAACTGGACCAACAGCTTGTTTTTTAGCTTCTACAACCTGTGTGTTCTCTCCCATAGTTTCCTCCTTCTTATTCAACCGCTTGAGTTAATTCCTCGCCAACTAACTCAAGAATTTCTTCAACATTCATATCCTCTAAACAATTCTTGCAAATACAACCTTTGCTAGTCTTGAAATACCAGTCTCCTTCATAGATGCCTTCTTCGCACTCAATGCACCTCGTAATTGGTGGAACTTCCGGTGCATCAGGGCATCCAGGAGAACATACTGGCAAAACACAATCTCTACACATCAATCTCCCCTCCTATTGTGAAGCAGCTCTTGTATCTCAAGAACTATCTTCTTTATCAGGTAGGCAACAATAAGCAGAATTGGAGTAATCAGAACCTCGCCACCTATCACAAAGCAACCTCTTACTGCCCTACAATAGTCAACAGCAATGCAAGTCAATGTACCGCCTAGCATGATGCAATAAAGCCAAATCCAATTTTTGTAGATGAATTTTTCGAATCTTCCCATTTTTAGCCTCATTTTTCTGCAAAAAAATAATGGTCCTGATGCTTGAATAGAAATTTCAAATTTCTCTCATGCCACTTGGACTTGCACTTCATCTTGAAATACAATGCTCCTTGGCTTTCATCCCATCCATTTGCCACCATGTCCAATGCTCTCCAACAATCATCATCAGGAACTACCTTTTCAAACTTTCCTTCAAGAACTGGACTGAATTGCTTTCTTTGGTAAATCACGCCGCTAACAGTATCAGGAAACTCATTCTTCCCATACATTCTGTTGAGAACAACTCTAATCACCAAAGCCTTTCCAACTGTGTCCTGGTCCCCTGCTTCTGCCATTGCTATTTTCGCAAGCAAATAGCTATCATAGCCATCAAGCATAATCCCTATATTCTCTTTTGCTTCTTGTTGTGGCTCATCCCTAGCCACCGGATCCTCATGGTATACATAAACGCTTTCATCTTTATCATCCGGAACCCCACCAAATGTTCCATGATTGCTTGTTATGTATACAATGATTCCAACAGCAATAATCGCTTTATGCCACCGAGCTTTTCTGTCCATCTTTTTTCCTCACTGTGAATATCCCTACATTCAGTCCTTGGAATTTCTCAATCGCTTCATCAAGCTCCGTATCGCTTGAAATTCCATATTCTTCTTTCAGGATTATTCTTAGTTTCTCCGCATCCATACCGGCTATTCCTTTAACACCTTTTCTCCAACAAGTTTCAGCTCACTGATTGCAAGTGCCATTTCCTCAAGCTTTTGAATTATCTCCTTCAGAACCGGCTTTTCTTCCTCCGTGATTACTCCATCGGATGCAATATCAATCAGGCTTTTTTGAATATTTTTTACTTCGTCTGAGTCCATCCCTTTCAGGATTCTTAAAGCAATACCTTCAATCCCACTAACGGATGTAGCAAGTGGAATATGCTTTCCGATAGGACATTCATTTTTGCAATATCCTGTCTTTAATTCAGGGCAGTTATACAAGTCAGCCATAAGTACAACCTTATCAACCGGAACAAACTTCGTGATTCCCAATTCATAGTCTGCAAGTGTCGATGTTGAAATTCCTAACAGTTCAGCCGCACCCTCTCTACTGAATAGCTTTTCGTTGTATAAAGCCGCATTTTTTCTAGCACGAAAATACACATTCTGTATTTCTTTTGTGCAATCATTACCCATTTTTCGCACCCTTCCTTCCGGCTATAATTTCATTAAGTGTAAGAATCTTGGATATTAAGCTCATTGCTAATAGCCTTGATTGCTACTTCCGAATATGCCCGACCATTCACAATCGCCGATGTGTACTGCCTGGACATACCGATTTTGTTCGCAAGCTCATGCACTGACATATCTTCATCAATCAGTTTTTTTTGAGCCTCTTTACACCACTTCGGTAATGGTCTTGCCATTTTTTTAGGTTCCCCCTTTCCATTACTCGCAATTCACTTTTCAACAAGGAAATGGTAAAATGCTAATTACATTTCGCTTATTATTTGTGTTGCTTTAAACACCTTTTGAAATGCTAGTGTTTTGTAATTGGCTATACTATAATTTGAGTTCTCAAAATAGTCAATGGTTATTTTTGAGTTTTTTGAATTTTATTTGGAGGTACAGAAATGGAAACGATGATAGATAGGTTCTACTCGCTGATGGATGAAAAGAACATGAAAGCGGCACAAACCGCAAGAGAAGTGGGGATTTCGCCATCTGCTTTTACGGATTGGAAAACAGGAAAAACAAAACCAACCCTTGATATTGTGATAAAGTTTGCTAACTACTTTCATGTTTCTTTAGATTATTTGGTATTCGGAGACGAGTTTCGTTTTTCAAATCCCGATGATAAAGTGCTTGCTTTAAGCCATAAAGAACAGGCCTGTATAAAAAAATTCAGAAGACTAAATCCGGTACTTCAAGATAGACTTTTAATTTTTGCAGATGGAATGATTGCCGCAATGCCTGACTCTGAATCGGGCGATGAAAAAAGATTATCAGTTTAGAGTCATGGAGAAATAACCATGATGCGGATTCAAAATAATAAAAGGACAAATAATAATGGATAAGGCCTCAAACAAAGTCGCTATTTATATCAGAGTTTCAACAACTCATCAAATAGATAGGGACTCTATTCCGATGCAAAAAAGCGACCTGATTGCCTATACAAAGCTAATGCTCAATACTGAGGACTATGTGATTTTTGAAGATGCAGGCTATTCAGGAAAGAATACGGATAGACCTAACTTCCAAAAAATGATGAGTCAAATACGCAGTGGAGCATTTACTCACTTGCTTGTTTGGAAGATAGATAGAATATCAAGAAACCTCCTAGACTTTTCATCAATGTATAAAGAACTGAAGGAACTTGGAGTAGTCTTTGTGTCCAAAAATGAGCAGTTCGATACTTCTACAGCAATGGGAGAAGCAATGCTGAAAATCATCTTGGTTTTTGCAGAGCTTGAGCGAAACATTACCTCAGAGCGTGTAAC